TTTCATTGTCCTCATTGTGGTGCCCAAGGAGTTATGGAGCCAGTCGAATGAAAAATTTAATATTGAGTGTAACATGCTTGTTGGCTTTGTTATTTTACATTGACAAAACAGAAGCACATCCAGATGGTGCAACGCCTTATTGGTATCCTGCAACATACATTTACGGATTTGTAGAAGGATGTTGGAAAACAGTTGAAGAAAATCAATCATTAGCAAAAAGCATGTGGCCAGATGATATTAGAGCAGTTTGTGGTTGTGCTATTGATGCAGTAAGACATTCAATGCCTTATCATGAGGCAGAGAGTCCAAATGCAGAAACAAGAGCAAAATTTGATTTCATTACTCAAGGTGTGCTTCCACAATGTATTATGGAAGTAGAAGCAGGAATCATGTTACGCAATGGTGAGAAATGAATATATGGGTAGAATATTATAAGTTTTCTGATGACAGAAAAAATAATCATGCACAAATGAAAGAGAATGCTAGGTGGTCTCCTCCTGATCCTAGTATTATTAGAAGACGATTCTTTGATAAGATGAGTGATGCAAAAGAATTTGCAAAAAGAATCGAAGAAGATGGTCATCATGTTTCAATTAAAAGAGATGGAAGTTTATTATGAAAACAAAATACAAATTAGTTGTAGAAAATGGTTGCTATTCAGAAGATAACCTGTTAGTATTATTCTACGTTGTAATCAAGCATAGATTAGAACATTTTATTAAAGGAGAAGGGTGGCAAGATTAAAAGAGAAAAACTTTTATTTTGAAACTCTATGTAAGTATGTAAATAATGATGGATCAAAAGGTGTGATCCTAACAATCAAACCTAAGCCTAAAGAGGAAAATGAAAGGTAGATTGGGTAAACGTGTTAGACAAGAATCTGCAATAAAGCGGATTGAAAAACAGATTGAGGCTCACAAAGCCGACAGTCTTCTCACCAAACGTATCCTTGAAGACAAGGAACTGAAAAAAACTTCTGATGAGATTGAAAAGATCCGTCAGAAAAAAATCTCCCGTCTTGAGACTACAGTTCTCAATACAAAGTCCAACATGGGCAGGTAAAAAAATCGTGCCCCGTTAGTTAAATTGGATATAACAGTAGACTTCTAATCTTCCATTCCAGGTTCGATTCCTGGACGGGGTACCATTTTAATTGTATAAATAATACACACTTAGAAATATAAGTGGGATTGATACATTTACAATGGATTGTAAACTAAACGGAGTATATATGGGATTTTTGCAGAAAATCCTCTGTATATTGGCCGCACTCGCAATTTATCCTGCCACCATCGTAATTCCTAAACAAGATAATTTTGACAGGCAGATATTCTTTCCTAGAGAAGGACGAGTGTTTGAAATCAGACAGTATGAGTCAGTTGCAGAGAGAAGAAAACAAATTTCATGTTTACAAAAGAATGTTTATTTTGAAGCCGCAGTCGAATCTACGGCAGGTAAACTTGCAGTTGCACACGTAACTTATAACAGGGTAAAAAACAAATATTTTCCAAATAATTTTTGTGAAGTAGTATATCAAGGTAGACATCATGCATCAGGTCATCCTAAAAAGAACCAGTGCCAATTTTCGTGGTACTGTGACGGAAAGCACGATGTTCCTTATCCAGGTCCAACATGGAAAAAGACAAAAGAATTAGCAACATGGTTTTATGACAATAAAGATAATATCAAAGATATTACAGATGGAGCGTTATACTATCATGCTGATTACATTCCAGATCCTAGATGGGCCGTGTCAAAGAAAACACAAAAAACAGTACAGATAGATACTCATATATTCTATGCGAGAAAAGACTTTATGTTTTAAATTATAATGGAGCATTATGAAAAAAGGTGACGTTGATATTCCACAACATAAGCCTGGTAATATGGCTGAAAACTCCATGGGCGGAACAGAACTTCTGACCATGGAGTTGTTCAAAAGACTTCCTGAAGAGTACAAAGAAAAATTTCAATTCGTTGTATCAAGAGTTCAAGAATTAGAAGAACGACCAAGACTTTATTGGCTTCATGATCTAGCATTAGATCCTGTACATTCTATTCTTACCTCGACTGGTGGTTTAGATCTTTTTGAAAAACTTATCTTTGTGAGTAATTGGCAACAACAAATGTTTCAAACATTGTTGAAGGTTCCTTACTCAAAAGGAATTGTGATCAAAAATGCAATAGACCCAATCCCAAAACATGAGAAGACGAAAGATGGACCATTACAGTTGATGTATTGCTCGACTCCTCAAAGAGGTCTTGATGTATTGATAATGGCATTAGATCTTCTTGATAGAACAGATTTTCATTTACATGTATTTTCTAGTTTCAAAATTTATGGTTGGGAACAAAGAGATGCAGACTATGAAAATCTTTTTGAATTGTGTAGGCAAGATCCTAGAGTATCGTATTATGGTTCAGTACCATATGAAGATCTGAGACAACATTGGACAAATATGCATATACTTGCATATCCGTCAACTTGGCAAGAAACTTCTTGTAGAGTTGCTATGGAAGCAATGTCGGCTCATTGTGCAGTTGTAACATCAAATTGGGGTGCTTTACCTGAGACTCTTGGTGAATATGGTTACATGTACACTTATACAGAGAATAAAGAAGAACATGCAGAGAGGTTTGCTGATCATTTGGAAGATGTGATGGATTCTTATTGGACAGATAATGTCCAAAAAAATCTTGACAATGCACAAGAATATTCATATACTCATTATAGTTGGTCAAAACGAATTGACCAATGGGTAGATTTTCTTGATAACCTCATTTACGAGATTGATAATGGCAATAAAAAGAAAGAAAATTAAAAAGGTCGTAGGTAGTGGTAGGTCTTTTGATGAACAGAAGATGGGTACTGAACCTGTCTTTGATGAGACATCCACTCAAACCGACATAATGAGTGCCATGAATTGGTATGGTTATTTTTACGAAGCCGATCAATCTAAGAAATGGCTTGTCGAGTACATGAAGTTTGTTGGTTATGACAAAGAAGAAATCAAATTAGTGAAAACTTCACCTTGGGGTAAGTCTGGTATTTTTGTTGATGGTGAGCAAGTGATTAATTTGAGAACTTCTGGTTTCATTGGTCGAATGATTATGCGAGGTTTGAAAAATCTTCCTGAAAATTTTGCTGATAAACTCAACTATTACATTGAGTATAGTAAGTCTATCTCAAAACTGAACAAACCAAAGAAAGAAGAAACTTCACAAGCAACATACAAACCATCAATACAAGATCATATCAGAGAACAAGTTATGGGTCTCTGCGGCGAAATTGAAGGTGCTATAGATGATTTCTTTGACAATAGTTGTACACCTACAATCGATATCTATGATTGGTTGGTTCAGAATGAAGTAAAAGGTTTGATAGCAAAACGTGTTGGTGAAGAATTTATGCCAACATTATCAAAAGTAAATAATATTTGGGATGATGAATTAGTTGCTGAGGAATATTCACATCTTAAAAAGAAACAAATCGTAGCCTTTCAGAAATTTCTTCAGACAATTGTTGATGATTGTCTTAGGTATTCTGCTAATCAAAATACACAAAGAAAGCCTAGAAAGAAAAAACCTGTTACTGCACAAAAGCAAGTTTCTAAATTAAAATATAAGAAGCAAGACGATACTTACAAAATTGCTTCTATCAATCCAATTGAGATTGTTGGTTGTGAAAGACTTTATGTATTTAATACAAAGTATCGTAAATTAGGTGTGTACGAATCTGAAAGTCGTAATGGTCTATCTGTCAAAGGTAGTACGATCCAAGGTTTCAATCCACTGACTTCTAAGTGTAAGAGAGTACGTAAACCAGAAGATGTCTTGACAAAGATTCTTAATGGTGGTAAACTTGCAGTTCGTAGACAGTATGAATCAATCAATTCAGTTGAAAAAGATTTGACTGGTCGCATTAATGATGAAACAATTCTTCTCAAAATTGTAAAATGATATTACTCGATTATTCTCAAATCGTCATTGCCAATGTGATGATGAATACCAAAATGATGTCTGAAGATTTTATCAGACATTCCATTCTTAACACAATCAGAATGTATCATCAAAAATTCAAAGATGAATATGGTGAGATGATCGTTTGTTGTGATGGTGCTAATAATTGGCGTAGAGATACATTTGAGCATTACAAAGCGGCAAGAAAAACCACCAGAGATAAATCTGATTTTGATTGGAAAGAATTGTTTCGTTTACTACATCAGATAAGAGGTGAGATAAGCGAAAACTTTCCATACAAAGTTTTACACATAAATAAGGCAGAAGCAGATGATATCATTGCCACTCTTGTAATCAAGAGAGAACCTAAACTAAATGGTGTCGTATCTGAATCTGAACCTGTTTTGATTGTGTCAAGTGACAAAGATTTTCTACAGTTACAGAAATTCGAAAATGTTAAACAATATTCTCCTTTAAAAAAGAAGTTTATTTCTACAGATAATCCAAATGTATTTCTTAGGGAACATATACTAAAGGGTGATGTTAGTGATGGTGTTCCTAATTTTCTTTCAGCGGATGATACATTCGTATCTGACAAGAGACAAAAACCTCTTGCAAAGAAAAAACTTTCTGTGTGGTCTGAATTGGAACCAGATGTATTTTGTGAAGGTGAGATGTTGAGAAACTACAAACGAAATGAAATGTTGATTGATTTGACAAAAATACCTGACTGGTTACAAACCAATATTGTTAATGATTTCAATTCGCAACCAAATACGGGTAGATCAAAACTTTTCAATTATTTTGTAAAGCATAAGTTAAAAAATTTAATGGAGCATATCAATGAATTTTAGGAGTTATTATGCCTGCTAAGATGACTAATGAAATTTTCTCAGTGGCTAATTCTATATCTACAGATGAGGAAAGAGTAGCATATCTTAGGCAGAATCAAACAAAAGCAGTTAGAGAATTGCTAAGATATAATTTTAATAATGATGTAAAATTTTTACTTCCTGAAGGAAGACCTGATCTATCAAATGAAGGTAGTGAAGAACTAAGACCACAAAATAGTTATTTTCCTAATCTTGG